AAATCCATAGATCTACCGTCTATACTTTTATCAAAGCTATAGATTGGAACATCTAAATTACTGCTTTGAAACCTATATTGTTCCGTAGGAATTCCATAAATTACCTTTTTATCTTCAGGACTTCCAAACTGCCTAGTAGCAGGCAAAGCAGCATTTAATATTTTAATAAACTGATCATACCAATTTGTATTACTAGGATCATTCCAAACTACTACCTGACCAGCGAGATTGCGACCGTTACTATCTAAGACATTTTGTGTAGTTTGTAAACTAGTAATTTTTAATAAACCACTACCTGCTATATTTCTTTTAGCATTGTAGCTCAATAATCTAGCTAATCGTAGAACACTTTCTCTTCGTTCCGCTAACTCTAAAAAGTTATCTCTGCTGTTTAAATCTACACGGTAAGCAATACTTTGCCCTAAAAATGCTATCAAATCGATTAATGCAAGATATTCACTGCTTTCTATATAATCATTAAAATCTTCAGGATAATTTTCTCTTATGTAATTTATCATTACACGTCGTAAATTCTCAAAATCGTAGCTTTTAAAATCGGCATTTCTAAAACTTTGATATACTCTACGCCAATCTTCGGCAACTAATAATCTATTTTGTCTATCAGTAATTGACATATTTTTTCCAATTTTCTATATTTATTTTAGAATTAACTACGTAGTTAACCTATTACTATACCATTATTTTGATCAAATCGCAACTGTAAAGCTTCTTGAATATTATAAGGATAATAAGTTAACACACATTCAATTTGAATACCAGATTCATAAGTTGTAACAATAACCTGATCTGCTTTTATTCGAGGATCGTAATTTATAATCTGTTCAACATTTTTAATAACAATTGCTTTAAGATCTTCTGTCAACGGCTCAAAAATAACATCCCAAATTATAGTGCCGAATTCAGGATTTTCTAACCTTTCCCCCATTCTAATATGAAAATTATTAATTAAATCTTGCTTTATAAGTTGCAGATCATATAAGCTATAACTAGCAGCATCAGAACTTATAGTGCTAAATCCTCTATAAGTTTTAGTGCCGGGCAAAAATTTATTCTTGGCCTGTCTTATTGTAATCTTATCATACAATTTACTATTAGACGTCATATTCCCCAGCTCCCTTCATCATCTGTGTTTGCTTCTACTGGTGGATTTCTTTTAAATGTATCATTGCTTGTTGTATATTTCCTCCAATGACTTGCAGGACTCTTAAAGTCTTTGTCGTCAGGTGGATCATACCTATACTCGACATCACGCATAATCTTGTCTGGTTTAAATTTTTCTGGATCTAAATTTTCATGATGAGGGTAAGGTTCATAAGTTGGCATTCTGCGGGGAAGAATAATAAGATCCTGCAAGTTTTCCCATTCATCCTGCGCAATAAGATCAGGAAGAATATTCTCACTAAGATATAATTGGGGAGTAGCTTTGGCACTTACCCTTGCTTCTTCAGATTCTTCTGCTTTAGCTGCTGTAGCTGCTGTAGGACCATTCATATGAATGACTCCAGCTGTTTCTATAATAGCCGGGCCAGCATGAGTTTCGTTATTTCCTCCGCTAGTTGTAAACACATGTCCTCCTACATTAACATCTTGATCACCTCCTACGGTTAATTTTTGATAACCATCTATTGTGTGATCTACATTTACTCCTACGTGATTTACTCTAGTATCCTTAAAAATTTTGATGTCTACCCTATCTGGGGTAGGACCATTTACATCTTCTATGGGCTCAACTAGTTCGTCTGCGCAAGGGTCATCTGGATCATCATTACGACCTCTGTAAGGAGCCCACTGTGGATCAGCCAACCCATCTCCTATGGTCATACTCATTGCATCAGCTATACGTATATCTGCTCTTTTTTCCATATTATGTGTAAAGTCATCTTTGTAAACTTTCTTTACATGTCCATGAATAGTTTGCCTATACTCTTCTTCAACTGTTTGATCTAATCGATTTTTTATATGGATCTTTTGGTCCCTGTCTACAATTAGCACACTATCTTTAATGACTCTAGTATGCATTTCTCCATTAACTTTAAGATTAAAATTTCTTCCTACTTCAAGATTAAAATCCCTATCTGAATAGAAATTAAAATCTTGTTTTGTTCTTACGCTGATGCTATCCTCAGCAAAAATATCAATCTTTCCATCACTAGTGAGCTCTATCCATGCTGTTCCCCTACTATTGGAAATATAGATTAAATCTTCACTATTATGCAATAATATTTGATGCCCTGTTCTCGTTCTAAATCGTAGTAGCTCGTTATGCGGTCTATCTCTTAGACCTGTTTCATTTTCTTCTACATTTTTATAATCAGGTGGGCCATCTGAAGGATGTTTTTCTCGCTCCCATTTATCGTCACCATCATCCATTACAAAACTACTACCGCCTAATCTACTGACAAATGCGTTCTTGATTTCAGATTCTGATTTGCCTGCTTTACCGGTCTTGCCCGATTTATCAGTAGGTCCAGGAGTGCTTATACCAAATACCATACTAGGAACTTCTCTTCTAGCACTACTAGAGGTAATACCTCTAGTATCGTCTTTTAAAAGTCCTTGCTTTTCTAAAAAGCTTGCTAGAGGATGCTCAGGTTTAGATTTCTTTGTTCCATCCTCATTGCCTTCGTGTATTTTTTTATTGTATTCGGTCCCAGGAACTCTAGTTTTTTCTCTGTCTGTTTGCCTACTTTCGTCTACAATATATTCTGTAGCTGCAAATCCTGGTGTGCTAAAATTCATATTTTCGTTCATTAAAGGACAACCGATCCAGTATCCCTTTTTTTCATCACCGTTTAAAAATATACAAACAACAAAACTTCCTACATCAGGAGGAATCATCCAAAACCCATAACTTTTTTGTGTTTCGTTATGTGTGTCAGGATTAATACCTATAAAATCATAACTAGTTACACCATAAAATGGACTAAGATACTTTACTGTTCTGATTTGACTGCCGCTTTTTTCATTACTACCTACCTCTCTCATTAGCTGGACTTCTAAAACTCCATTATATGTCTGATCAGCCACACTTATAACTTTTGCTAAACATGGGGTTCCATTGCTATAGGACTGATTTGGTGAACTTCTATTTTCTTCGCTACTCATAGATTAGTATCTCCAAGCTGACTTGCATATTCTTCTTCCTCATAGGTTTGTGCCCCTGTTCCTTGCCAATCTACTTCTGATGTAAAGGAAAATTCTGCATTATCTGCTTCTTCCAATTCAGTCAACTGCTCTGGACCATGTTGATCTTCATTCATTGAATCATTTTTAGATTGATTTAACTTAGGTGCTGGTGCAGATAAATTATCTTGGTCTGGCACTCTGATTAAACCTAAGGTCTGAGTAAATTTACCTTTATTAAATTGACTTTTTATATTTAGAACTCTAAATAAACCGCTAAATTGAAATTGACTTTCTTGACTACCGAAATCATACATTCCATCCCATACTCCGTTTTTCCTATTACTTGGATTTTGATCTACAGGAGTTCTAAAATAGACTGCAACATAAACTTCATTGCTTTCGTAATTCATTTCTCTATCTGAGTTTATACCTTGACGCTGGGTAAAACTGGCTCTATAATTTCCTGTGCCGCTGCTAGTTATATAATATGGATCTCCAAGAATAGTTAAATCTAAATTTAACATATCATAACCTGTAGTAGCTAAATCATGAAATTGTCTTGCTGCCAGCGTAACCGGATCATCAGATTGAAAAGCACCGCCCTGGTTCATATTATTATTCGAAGTTAAATTATATCTTACCTGACTTGGCAGTTTATGGTTGCTAGGATCACTACCTTTAGGAGTCTGAGCATCTTCTGAACCGATATGCTGCTGATTACTGCCTCCTGTGGCATGTCCTGTTCCTTGTAAATTTTGTGCTAACTTACCTTGATCAGCTGTTAAAGCCTTATAAAAACCAGTCTTAAACTCAATATTTAAATCTAAAACATCTAAGTTTTGTCCAGTGTAGATATAAAAATATTGTTTAACAACTTCCCTCCATTTATTTTCAATACCGGGATTTTTTGTATTAGGATTAGTAAATTTTTGTGCATCTACAAGATATTCTTCTACCCTATAAACAATTTTTTTAGGGCAATAACCAGTATTAGGATCTTCTGCACCTTTATAATAAATTTTAGTATCTATTCTCCACCATCTTATTTGACCCTGAGGTGTCCAATTTTTTAAAGCAAACTTAGGATAATCACTTGTTAGTATTACTTGATTAATAATGTCGGTAACTAATTGTCCTTGATCAAAAGTAAAAATTCCATTCAAAGGATTAACCTTCATCTTTCCTCTTTTATAAACTCCATTTTCATAAACAAAATTATCATCTGCAAATCCTGTTTCACCTTTATTATAATTGTTAAATCCTAAATTTGCAGCGCCTATCTTATTGAGGCTTTCATCATCTCTTGACTGATCGGGGAAAACAATATCTATTTCATCGTAGAATGTAGTAGTATTTTGCTTAACACGCTCTTTATAATATTGATTTACTACATGCTTTAAACTTTTTTCGCTTTTACGGAGAAGTTGTTCTACTGTCTTAGGAGCATTATCATCCACTATCAACTGAGTATCATGTTTAACTTGATTAAAACTGTCGCTAAATCCGCTTTCATTATAAGGATAAGCCTCTACATCATAAGAGCACCCAGTCCTACTTACACGCATTTGTATTTCTCGTATTTTAAGAGGAATAAATTTTTTACTAATTGTTGATTCTATATTCAAATTGTCAGGATCATAGTGCCCAGTAAATTTTATAGTCAAAAGAATAGGAACATCAGCATAGTTTTTGTAACCTTGCTTAAACGCTGCGACCTGAACTGCTTGAAAAAACAGTCCCATGCTATAAGGCTCTCTTACTTGAAAACTAATACTGAGAGCATTAGTATTACCGGTATTTTCATTTAGTCCGGCTACTCCATTG